TCTAAAACATTAAAACTATGCTTATTCATTTTTTCTCCTCATTTCACAATATAAAAGCAGTTGACTTACATTTTGGTATTTAGGCTACTGCGACGTCCATTATTGTTGAAAGAGCCTTTGTGGAGCTCTTGAAATAATAATGGCAGGCAAGTAGCCAAAAAAATTTAGTTAGTAAGAAACTGATTTTATATTTGTACATTTCACTTTCTATATTTTACAATAGAAATCGTAAAATTTCAATTTTTTCTATAGTTCTAAATAGTTTTTATTATATAAAAATGATATTTGTTGGCTACTTGTTGGCTATGTCAAAAAAGAGGGAGTTTTTTTTCATCTAAAAAATGGTATAATAAAAATAAAAAAGGAGTTGTATTTTATGAAAATAAAAAAAGAATATATTATAACAAATACAAATGCTATCTTTGAAGAAGTATATAAAGAAGCACAAAAAAATATAGATAAATTAAGATATGTTTATAATGAGAAAGCAAATGTACTTACTCATTTTTTAACAGTAAAATTAATGGAAAATTTAGAAAAAGATAAAGAAAATAAAGCAAGAAAAATTTTTAATACTATTGTGGATTTTGTATGTTCAGATAATTTTTTAAATTTAAAATCTTACCCAGTTTATAAAGAGAATTTAGGATATAAAGTTACATTAAAAATGAATACAACTAATGCAGAACTTTTAAAACTAGGTATAGACTTAGAAAACAATATTTTTGATATTATAAAAACAATAGAAAATCAAATAAATGAAGAAAAGCCCAGTTAAAAACTGAGCCTTTTTTATTATTTTTTACAACTTAGAAAGTGATTATTAATTTCTTTCAAAGATTCTTTTATTTCTTTCATGTCATTCATTACAGTTTTTTCTAATTTTTCAATCTTTTCATTCAAGTTCAGATTTCTTTCAGAAAAGTATTTTTCTAAATTAGTCATGTTATTTTCATATTCTTTTTTGTCTAGCTTTCTATCAATCATATTCTCCAAATAATCGTTGTTCTTTTCTATCTTGTTATCAATACTTGTTGATATACTCCTAATGAAAGCTATAACGCCAATTATCCCTGCGACATATGTTAAATGCTCTTGTGTAATTGCAACCATAAGCACCACCTCATAATTTTAAAATATTGTTCCATAATTTATAGTATTCTCTTGCTTCTTTTGTTCTATCTATAACAGCTCTATCAATGTATCCCTCATTTTTTAACTTATGTTGCCAAAAAATTTTTCCAAAGTATTTAACAGCTATATAGAATTTTCTACGAGTTTTATCATTTACTCCTGTTTCTTTCATAATAAAATCAAATATTTTATCAGCAAGAGTACGATTAATTCCAGTATCATTATATTTAGAATATAGATAATCGTGAATAACTGCGCCTTTGATATATTTGCCGAACGGGTCATATATCCATTGTAAAGACTTAGGAATAGAAGCCCCATCAGTTATAAAGCCCTTAGGTACAGTTATCAAAAAGCCATTAATTGAATAGATGTAGTCAGTTTCAAGAATACATTTACCATCATCAATAGATTTTAATTCAAGCTTTGTAATCTCCATTTTTCCCTTCTTTCATTCTTTTGAAAATAGGTTGCAATTCTTTTACAACTGCCTCTATTGTAGTTTCATTGATGAAAATTCTTAGGTGAGTTGGTAACTTATTAACGAATTCTTGAACTGCTTTTTTTTTAAGTTCTCCTAATCCCTTTCCTTGTATAGCCAATTCTTGCTCTATTGCTTCTTTGTTTACTGCTTCTTTTCCCTCATATTTCCATTTTAAAACTAAATAAACCACCAATGATACAACATAACCTAACACATTCCATAATAATTCTTTTTCCATACTTAAACCTCCTTAACTGTATCTACTATAAAATTAACAAATAATTCAACCACATCTTTAACTATAGAAAATCTTAAAGCTTCATCTATATTACTTCCAAAAAAGGGCTCGATTAAAATATAAGTATCTTTAGAATTACATATTCCATAACCTCCTCTTGTATTACTGTCTTGAACTTCTATAAGCCCTCTATTACCTCTTACAGTGCTTTTAAATTTAGTTTGTAACCTAGCCATTAAGTCTATAGCCAACTTCTTGGCTTTTTCATTTTTATGATATACAAGACATTCACAACCTTTTCCATTCAAAGATAATGAACTATTAAAATGTAGTTCTAAACAGAACTTATAATCATTTTTATTTAATTCTTTCAAAACTTCTTTCATCTCGATAATATAGTTTGTACTTGGCTTTCTTTCGTAGATATCCACAAGTTCAGGAATTTCTCCTTTTACTTTTTCAGCAATATTTTTCCAATAACTAAATTCACTACCAACTATCATAGATAAAGCCCCTTTACTTCTTGCATTGTGTCCTATGATTAACGCTACTTTCTCCATTTTCTCACCTCCTAAAATATAAAAATCGTTAAAATTTGTGATAAAACTTAAAAATCTATTTTCTTAAATATAAAATTAGCAAAAATTATATTTAAAACTAAAAAATTAAATTTATAATATAAAATTTACTAAAATTATATTTAGATGTTAGATTATAAAAATTTGACCTTATAACAAGCCGTTTAAAGCGTTTTATAAAGCATAGCTATATAAAACTATGTCTAGTTATAAAAACTCTTTAAATTAACCTTTAGCAAGTTTTAAATGAATTTCTTTTCTTTTCTTTTCAAAATCAGCTTTTGTTAACTCTTTTGGATTCTCTTTAGTCTTAAAATAGTTTTCTGTGTCATAAACTGATTGAATAAATGTAGTACCAAAGAGCATAAGCATTCCTAATTCTTGTAATCCTGCATTCATACCGAAATTATCTTCAAAATACCAAGTTATTTTTTTATCTGCTCCCATATTTTTAGCAAGTTGTAATGATACTACTGTTGCAACCATTTTTGAAATATCTGTATCCCTACATCTTTGTCTGTGTTCCGTTTTATCTACTTTGTAATCAAAACCATAATCTAATACTTCAGCTTTTAAGCTATCTATATTATAAAAATAATCTTTTCTTTGTGCTTCTGTATCTAGTATCCACAAATGTTTTTCAGTATTCCAATTTAAGTATTTATCATTTCCTTGAGGCTTTGGCACTTTTATTATCTTTTTATTTTCTATAAACTCTCCAACTTCAAGAGTTATTTCAATACCATTTGCGACTTTTTCTTCTCTTGTCATTTCTCTAATTGTGTTATTATCAAAAATTGGATAGTTGAATGGTGTATCTCTTTCAATTATCGTTGAATTATCTTTTTGAATATTAGGATAATATCCAAAAATAACATCCCAACCTCCATAAAGTTTAACTTCATCAGATGTTAAGTTTACATCAAATAATAGTTTTGGTAATTTTTCTTTTGAATATATATAATACATAATTTACTCCTTTCAAAATTAATATTTAGATTATCTGTTCCATCACAGATAGATTTTTAAAATGTGTATAGATTGGAAAATCTATACAAAAATTTTGAAAAAATGGAAACTGGTATTATAAGCAAATTTCTAGCAATTTCTACATTTTATTTGGTTGGTTTAGTGATATTTCTTATGGTGAATCTTACTATAGTTTGCCTGTTTCTACGACATCTGAGTATACAAACTCTGTAGTTTTAGCAACACAAACTGGGGCAGGAGCTGTAAAACCAATCACATGTTACATAAAAAACAGAAAATTATATTTTAACAGTCAAAATACAACTAAAGAGAACTACAGTGTTTTCGCCATAGTACAAGTTTGATTAAATATTTAAGTTAACCTAGAATATTGCTCTAAAAAATAAAGGTTTCCTCCATTATTAAAAACTGTTAAAGTCTTGTTTGTCGCGTTATATCTAATTTCTATTCCATTAAATCTCAAAATATCATTATTTGATTGAAATATATTTCTAAATAAAAAACACATTCTTTCTTTTCCAGATTGAACAGCTGTTCCAACACCTATTCCAAAAAAATACCAATCTTCATTTATAGGAATAGATGTAGTTCCGTTAGGAATCAAAGAACCGCCATTATAAAAAAGTAAGATTGTTTTTCTTGTTAGATTTTCCAATCTATTAAGATTTTCTAATATAGACATATCTATAAAATTTCCATTTGGCATTGGAGCAGGTCCTCCAACTTTACATTTATAATATTTTTTTGTAAGTTCAGAATAATAGACATTTACTGCATTTGCAATAGGAAAATCTCCATCATGTTTTCCAACTGCTGATACGAGCCTATCATTCAAGCCTTTTGAATTCTTTTCTGTATCTCCTTTTAGTTTAAGTATGTAATCTTCTATTTTATCCCATGTTTCATTCCAAAAATCTCTAAACTTACCTTTATGATTAGCTTTCCATACTGGTAATTTTAGTTCTTTTGTAACTTTTTCAACTTCTTCTCTCTCTTGTGGGTCGTTTATCCATTTAGCCATTTTTACCTCCTTGAAATTTTAATTTTTTCTATTTCTTCTAAGTTCATTTCTTCTAATTCTGATAAACTGTACATTTCAATATAATACTCATCTCTAGCTAGTGTAATTCTCTCAATTTCTTCAAGTGTCATTTCGTGTAATTCAGAAATCAAGTAATCTTCTACATAGATTCCATTAATAACTTCTAGCCCTACACCTGCACCTTTTATTTTTTTTACTAAGCTAAAGACTTCTTTTTTGTCCAACTTTTCAGGAATAGAAATAAGTATTTTCCCTGATAATTCTATAATTCTAAACTCTGTTTGATTTAATTTAAAATACTCAGATAAAATCCTAATTATTTCTTGTGGACTTCCTAAAAACTGTAATAATGCTATTTCAAACTTCAATAGTTTTCTGTACTCTATATCATTGAGTCCATTTCTTAGAATCTTAAAATTTCCACCTAAAATATCTAATAAATATCCTTCTGATTTATCAATATCGTTGAAATTAGAAAACAAATTATAAATATTTCTTATTTTTAAATGCTTACTTTCTGCTATTTCAAACATTTTTTTTGAATAAATAGTATCATGATAAATATGAGGTACTCTGCTTAGTATCATAGATTCACCTCGATAGTTATATCATCAGCATTAGCAACTGCAACCTCTTTGTTAGATAATTTATAATCTTGCTCTCTTTCGTTGTACTTAACATCTCCTAGCTTTATTTTTAAAGTTTTAATTCCACTTACATTTTTATATATTTCACCAATGATTTTATATAAGTAAATAGTGCTATTTGGCTCAACTTCATCTATATATTTTAAGTAAATATCTTTTATAGTTTTTTTGAATTCATCTTTCCAAACTTCCTTAATACCTTGAATTTCAACTTTCAAGAATACAGTTTTTTCTGTGGGTCTAGTGAAGCCAACAGATATTTCATCAAAATTCTTTGTAATTGCTCCAACCGTTCTAATCCCTGCAATTTTATACTCATATAAAGCTTTTAAGATATTATCGTTAGTATCTCCATAACAAATGCATTCATAACTATGTGCTAATCTGCCATCACTATCAAATGTATCAGTGTCATTCTCTATAACTTGACACTTTTTAACATTTGTATTATGTAAGATATAATTTTTAATTCCTTCAGTAGTAAATGAACTCTTTCTATCTAGTCTTTTTAGATATCTTTCTCTTAACTCTGTATCTGTTTCTAAGTCTTTTCCACCTAATGTATTCAATTTATTGTTAATAGATATAACTCCAGTTAAAATCTCTGTTTGTTCTGTTATTGCTCCACTTCTTACATTTTCATCTGCTCCTGCTTCTAATGCTATTACTTCAATTTCTGTTTCTCTTTCAGTTGTTGTAATCGTAGATGTATTTAGAGTTACGAACTGAATCCCTGATTTTGTTTCAACTCCCCAAGCTTGAGGAATTTGTGTTCCTATCTCAGCAGTAACTGTAATCTTGCCAACTGCTTTTTTTGGCTTATTCCAAGTTAGCCCTAGATGGCTTGTTATAGCATTTAAATTTGAACCTGTCGCTGTATAGATTGATAATTCATTAAATGCTGTTAAAGCTTGTAAATAGCTATCATACTCTTCAGCACTATCAAACCTTAACCAAGCGATTATAATGTTACTGTCCGTTTCTCTTAAATCAGGCTTTACACTTTTAAAGTCATTTAGCTTCCTAGTATAAATTTCATCTATAGTTGGTACTATAAAGCCCTTATCTGTTATCATATTGTGTACACCTCCCCATTTATTTTAATTTTTATAACTAATTCTTTGTCGATAAATTCAATACTTTCTATTTTTTGTACTCCATCATATTTATTTATGACTTTGCTAACTTCTTGAATTATCCTACTTTGATTATCTTTAAGTTGTAAAATTCCTGTGTTAGCTTCATTTAGATAAGGAGTCCCCCAAGCTGTATTTAATGCAAATTGTCCTTTGTTCTGTTCTAATTCAACTCTAATCGCTTGGACTAAGTCATCAGCATTACTAACTAACTCACAAACTCCATTTTCATTAAAAACTAACTCACAATCACGATCTAATTTTGGACTTGTCATTTATTGCCTCCTAGTTGGGTTCACTTGTTGGAATAGGTGAATAATCACCAGGTTTATAGTTATGTGTATGTTCATTTAAACTAATTCCTTTACCTATAACATCTCCCGTTGCTGTAATACTCCCTTTTTGAGTTGTATTTCCATTTATAGTCAAGTCTCCATTTAATGTAACATTGCTTGTAATTGTAGTTTCATTACTTCCTGAAAGTATAGTTATATCTCCGTTGCCTTTTATTTCAATTCTAGTTCCTGCACCTTGTAGAATTATGTCATCTGAATTAGCTTCATATCCACTTTCACAACTTCCAATTATGTAAGGCTCATTTAAACTAAATCTTTCAAGACTTGTTTCATCAGATAAAGCCGTTTCACTAAACCCAACCCATACTATATCGCCAACTTGTCTAGGTATTTGAAAGCTCCAACCACCGAATTTAAGAAAATCTAATCTAACATCTATAAGTGGAGGATAATCAATCTTTTGTTGGCACAATTCTCTTTTTGCGAGAGGTTGAACTGTACAAGTACCGGCACTATGATTAACAGATGTAATTTTACAAGCTAGGCTTGTATGTAATTCATTTAAGCTATCATCTATCATATTTTTTATAACTCCTATCATCTACACAACCTCCACACTTGCCGATACTGTAAAGCTTTCAAGCCCACTAGCTACAAAATTACACTCTTTAACTACAACTTGACCTTTAAATAAAGTGCTTTCTATCTCTAGCAACTGACCAATTTTAATCAATGGAATTAACAAACATTCAATATCAAATTTAGCTTTATTAGATGTTGTTTTAGAATTATCTTTTTTAGCTTTTTTGTTATCTTTTTCTTTAATATCTGCCTTATCCATTTTTTTATCTATTCTAATTAAGCCTTGTTCTGCTCCTAGATGTAATACACTAGAATATGCTTTATTTGGTAATTTAAACTCTATTGTTGTATTAGTAAATCTACATATTGTCCCTGTATCTCTTGCTAAAATTGGAATTACATTAGATAATCTACCGCTAAAGACTTTCCCATTTTGATATACTGTATCTTTAGCTAGTTCTTTTATATCCATTGTAAAATTACACATTGTCCCTATTTGCTTTATTACTTCACTTGCTTTTATACCCGCTTTAAATTGTCTGTTTATAATAGTATTAGCATATGCTCGATTATTTGGTGTTGCTTCAATAGTAGTTATAAAATCATTCTCATCTCTACTTGTGCTAATACTTTCAACTATCCCATTAAATATAACTCCGTGTACATCTCTATAACCTGCATCAATAGATACATCTTGATTTAGTTTTAGTTTCTGTAATGTTGTATTAGATAAGTTATATAGTTTTATAGTTGCTAAATCGCTTTTATTATCATCAGTACATTTAACTTCGAATTCAACATCTAACTCATCATAATCAAATACTATATCTCCAATAGTTATCAATCTAACTTGTTTCCACAGTTTCATCATCATCACCTATTAAAAAGAATTTATAATCTTTATTCAAGTTTTGAGGAGTAATTTTATCTTTTTCTTCCGCAAATTCATTAATTTTAATACATCTTAATTGTAAATTTTCATCACTTCTAACTAAACTAAGATAATCAATGTTAGGAACTAGCTTGTTATAACCTGTTATACGCTCATTTAAAGCATTTAAAATTGATAGATATATAAAACTATCATAGGTATTATAAATTAGCTCTAAAGTTAAATTATGAGGTAATTCG